TTTAATAAAGTGTGTAATTCTTTTAGTTTCTCTTCTAGCTCGCTTATTCGCCGCTGTTGATCCGCGCAAAGTTCAGACATTCGGTGGTGTTTGCCTTTTAGCTTGTTGTATTTGTCCATTAGCGGGTGGCCTTTATCAATGGTTTTTGTGTTGGTTTAAGCTTGTTGTCATGCTCTGCCAGTCAGTCCACGCAGAGCTTGACGTTTTGGCTGGTTAGGCTTATTAGTGGCCCTTGGCAAAAGCCGTCTTTGCAGTAATTCATTTAATCCCTCTCCTTAAATTGTATATTCGGCGGCATTCTTTTTTAAGAATGTCACGTATTTCTGGCGAAAGCTTCTCAAGATATGCCGTTTTTTTTTGGTTATCTTTCACGTTGAGCACCGCGCAGGCTTGCCGGTAAATAGGAAAACGCATGGCTGATAACTCAGCTTTACTTAATGATTCCAAGGATATTTCCCCTTCAAGCGCGCTTGCAATTCGCTCACTAGGTCTAACCATTTATAAAACGCCTCTAATGCTGCTTTATGTCCTAGCGCTACGCATACGAAAGCGCCATTATTTTTGCAGTCTTCAAGATACTGCAGCTGGTCTTTCTGCCAGCTGCTTTTGGTATGGTCTTTTCTCTTCATCTCGCAAACAAACGAAGGGCAGCCAGGTATAATGATATCTGACGCGCCAGGTGTTAAACCAAGCGCTTTATCCATCTTTAGCTTATAAAAGTCTTTTCCTTTTCGCTTGGCTTCGTTTTTTGGGTGAACCGCTGTTGTGCCTATACCTGGCGAGCCTTTTCTAATGATATTAAAGAACGCTATCTGTTCAGGCGTTTCGTTCGGACAGTCACCACGAAAACTTACATCGCCGTAAACCGGCAACCATTCTGGAAATTTCACACTTTATCCTCTTTTTGATTATGCGCAATCACATCATAAAAATCTGAGCCGCGCTTTCTTTTGCATGTTATTGTTTCAGGCATTCGGCCCTTAGATATGTGCATGATAAATGTGTCCACGTCTGGCGCTATATGGCCGCTAAATACGGCAGCGCTGAATGACTCCCATACATCGCGTTTTTTTGGCATGTAGTACACTTTAAACGTGCGGTACTCAGTCTTATATGTAACTCTTACCGTTTCATTACCTTTTACAGATATATGCTTTGCAGGTTCCCACGAAAGCACTTTGTCAGTAGTGGCTATATATGGATCTTTTTTGACTCGAATAAACTCGCGCATTAGCTTTTCGTTTGGATCAACCAACTCCTCTTTGCATTCAAAGCAAAAGCGAGCTGCTATATCATTATCGGCGTGACACTCTGGACACTCTTTAGCTGTCCATCTACCGCCGCACCGCTCAAAAACCCCGCGATAATCAGTCTCTATTTGGCCGAGGCAGCGCCGCCCAAAATGCGCCGGCATAAATCCTTGCTCGGTTTCGATCTCAACACCGGCAGCATCAAGAAAGTAGCCTTCATCGCTTATTTTAAAATTGTCTGGGTTTGGCCTTGCTGAAAAGCTGTTGATATATCCGCAATCAGTACAGACCGCTTCTATCATTTCAGTAGGCCCATTACCGCCACTTACTCTAACCTCAGGCGTAAACAGATCATTATGCAGCTTATGGCGCTCTATGTTTTCAGCATAGTCTAAGATCAAGCAATCCTCTTTGCCTTCAAATAGCCGCAAGCCGCGCCCTATAATCTGTTGCAATAGTCCTGGCGACTCGGTAGGGCGCAGGATAGCGACCAAATCAACATGAGGCGCATCAAAGCCAGTCGTAAGCGTACCAACCGAAACAATATACTTAAAACGCTGCGCCTTAAAGTCATTGATAAGGGCTTCGCGTTCGCCTTTTTTCATATTCACGTCACCCCCTAACATTTTAGCGTTAGCGGGCGGTAAGCTTTGCATGATCTCTTTAGCGTGTTGTACCGTGGCAGCAAACAACATAACGCCACACCTACCGGCGCTATGGCTAACCACGTCTGCCACTATCGCGCTAGTTAATCTGCCTTTACCTTCAAAGACTTGTTCGACCTCCTTAGCGTCAAACTTTCCTCTAGAATTAAGCTGCATGTTACCGGCTTTATAGCTGTCCACTTCGCTAGGATCCGCATGAGCGAAAGTCAAAAAACCCATATCGATTAGCTCATTAGTGCCTATGCTATAAAGTAGCGTGTTAAAATACGGATCTTTTGCGCAGTCCTCCCCTACATGTTGGCCGCTCAAATCGTACTGATAAATATAGCCAGTATTTAGCCGGTACGGTGTTGCAGTCATGCCAATTACGCGAAGCTTTGGGTTCTTTTCGCGCATTTTGGCAATAATGAATTGTATAGTTGGTGTTATGCCGTGAGCCTCATCGATAATTACAGCCGCAAATTTATCACCAAACCGGCTTATTGAGTTTTTAACGGTGCCAGGCGTACCGTAGACGATATTATGTCTCATGCACTTAGCGCCAGCCGAGGCGCTAAAAATACTCGCGCTTTGGCCAGTCGCTAAATACTTATCATGGTTTTGCTCTGTCAGCTCTTTGGATGGCTGAAGGCATAGCACTTTTTTACCGCTATTCTCATAAACCCAGTGAGCGATATCCGCGCAGATCCATGATTTACCAGCACCAGTTGCTAACTCTAATAAACCAGGGTCAATGCGGCGCTTCATCCAAGAGGTAGCGGCATCGACTGCCGCTTGCTGGTAGGGGCGTAACTGCATTACGAAAACTTCCAATAAGTGCTTGGCTTTTTGCGGTATTGCTCAAGATTAACACCTTTAAGCTCTGGCACCTTCTTGTAATCTACCGCGCCTTTACGCTCGACACTGGTTAGCTTTCTACCGCAGATAATAGCGTCCTTTTCTTTAGCAATGTCGATAAGGCTCGCAAGTATCTCTTTTTTTCTGGCTGTAGCGTCATCAATCGTTGCGCTTATATCGTCATACTCTTGAATTAGCGAATCTGCTGCCAAAGTGTTAACTTCAACCTGTTTATCCTCCAGATGCTCAGGGTTATCTAGCTCGCTCAAATACCATTTATGGAATGATTCAAGAGCTGGCAAGTGATCATGAAACCATTCTTGGCTAAACTCGACTCGCTCTAAACTATCGCCATGTTTCGACCATTGGTAAAAGTCGCACCACTTGCGCCCAGTGCAAGCCATTTCTATCTGCATCTGAGCATAATAATGTGGCTGCTGCTCTGCCGTTTTAAAGCATGGCTCTTTTTTATTGCGCAGGCCAAACGGGCACTTAATCTCGATTAAACCGCTATCAGAAAGCAGGCCGTCTGGGCTTGCACCTAACCAGTCATGCTCTGGATGAACAAAAAAACCGCACTCCTCAACAAAGTTAGAAGTTTTGCCGAAATACTCCATTGTTGCTAGTGGCTCATGCAGCGTACCGTACTCGGTAGCCACATTACCCTTAAATTCTGACTCTGCACCATGATAGCTACGCACCATTGAGCGGATTAAATCTTCTGGCGTTTTCCAGGGGTTAACACCTAAAGCCGCGCCGATGTTTGATCCTGTTAACTTGCCTTTTCTTGCTTCGAACCATTCTTTTGATCGTTGTTCCATAATTTCCCCTAAAAAATAAACAAAACGCCCCGAAGGGCGCACAAAAATTAAAATGGAATATCATCATCTTCATCGATAGCGCTATCCACTGGCGCGGCTTCAGCTTTCGGCGCGCTAACTTCAGCGCCCTTAGCAGGCGCCACAGCAGCAATCCAATTCCCCGACATTTCCTCGCCTGTATCTGGCTTTTTGAATTCCCAGACCATCATTTTAGTTGCCATCATTTTACCAACTAGCGCAGTCATTAAATCCATATCTGAAGGTTCGCCGGTCACTTGCATCAATTTTCCGCCAGCGTTCGCATCAATCGCCGCTAACATGCGCTTAGCTTTATCAGCAGTAGCATCTGGGTCTTTATCGTTAGCCATGCCAAAGACTTTTACTTTGTGGAACACTACGCGGTTAGCGTAATCGTCCGGCTGCATAACGCGCCACTTTAGCGAGATATAACGATCCTCGTTGTAGCTGTCCCATTTTGCTTCTTCAATGGCTGAAATACACGTAGTATCGTTCGGGATCGGTTCAAGATTGCCGCCAGCTACTTCAAAGCTGTTGGTAGACTCAGCCTTGGTTCCATCGCTTAGATCAAAAAAACTCATAATTATTCACCTTCTTCTTTGTTGTCGGCTTTTGCCTTATTAAAAAACGGGATCAATTCTAGTAATGGATTTTCACCCTTGCTCACCTCAATTTCCTCTGGGAAATCATAGCGGTTTTTAGCATCTACATAACCAATAGTTCCCTCGCTTGCCGCGATTAATACGCGCTCGCCGGTGCTTGTGACCTTCCCGTATGATTTAATATTGCCTTTTTTGTCTTTGTCACTACCCATGACGAACTCTTTTGACTTCAGATATAGCACCGCGTCACTGGTCGCAACATAAATTTTGCGGCTTGCTTCGTGCATGTCTAAAGACCAAGTGCTATACGCTTCAACGTCTGGACGGTTCTTCACTTTAGCAATCCCGCTATGCGCCAGGAATATAACTGCAATACCTTTGCGGCGTAGATGCTCGCAAGCGTTACGAACCTTAGAGTGTAAAGCCGCTACAGCAAGATAGCCCTTGCCAAAACCACCCGCCGCCTCGCCGATGTTAGTAGCGCCGTTAGGGTCAAACTCTATTGTTTCATTTTCAAAAAGCGTGTTAAGTGTGGTGACAGCATCAACCACAACCGTTTTAAATGGATGATCTGCCGTTGCAAGCTCTCTAAGTTGAGCCAGTAAAATCTCGCTCGGTTTTTGCTTATGCTTCAGGTTTGGCGCTGGCAGCTCTGGGAATAATGTAGGCTTTTTTTCATCGCTCCACGTCTCGAAAACACTTGCTGCATTTTCAGCCTGCACGAATATAGGTTTTGGAAATAATGCTGCTAGCGATGTTTTGCCAACCCCTGGAAAGCCAACCACGGTTAACACAGGTGCTTGAACAGTTGGCTTTTTTGCTTGTTCTAAATAACTCATATTGTTTCCCCTTTCTGAGTTGTTTTTGTTTCAACGAGAGACAGATTAATAAATTTTGTGGACGATGTAAACAAAAAAAGGTATTATTTTCACAATTATATGAAACAACTAAAAACGAGGCTAAGAAAATGTTATCGCCATGCGAAGTAAGACACAGGCTAGAAGTTATAAACATAAAGGCGTTATCTGAAAAAATAGGCGTGCATCCAAATACGCTTTACAGACTGGTTAATGGAGGATCTATAAATGCAAGCACGCTAGAAAAAATATCAAACTACCTAGAGGGCAAAAATAATAATGAATAACATATACGACTACCTGGAAGCCGGTTTTAAAATATTCGGCATTCACGGAGCGACAGAGGGCAAATGCAATTGTGGCAACGAGGAGTGTAAAGCCTTATATAAGCATCCTGTTATATCCAACTGGCAGAACGTGCCTAATTGGTCAGATGAGCAGATAGAAACCTTTGAAATGATGGGCCACTTTAAAACTGGTTTTGGTGTTCTGTGTAGTGGCTTCTTAATTGTTGACGTGGATGCTAGAAACGGCGGCGTAGAATCATTTAAAAAACTATGCAAAGACATTCCAAGCGCGGGTAAATCTGCTTTTGTGGTGAATACCGGCAGCGGCGGAGGTTCACAGCATCATTACTTTAAGCTAGAAGAACCTTTGGCATTGGTTCAAGCGCATAATGATTACCCTGGGATAGATTTCAAAACCTCTGGATATGTCATAGGCGAAGGCTCCTTACATGCCAGCGGCGCACGTTACGAGACGGAAGAAGGCTACCCGCAAGACGTTGATCTTGCACCTTCTGAGCTTTTGGATCTGCTCAAAAAGCCTGAGTTTCACAGGGTGCAGGTAGACGGGCGCAATATTGACGTAAATCAAGAGAACATTATAGATCTGCTTTCTTATTTTGATTCTAGCTGTTCTTATGAAAAGTGGATCAAAACAGGAATGGCGATTCACCACGCTTTAGCGGGTGGCGGTTTGGACTTGTGGGACAATTGGAGCGCAACGGGTGAAGATTATGCAGGCTTTGATCAAATTCAACGGCACTGGCACAGCTTCGGTAAATCTGCTAATCCTGCCGGATATGGCACGCTCTTACATTACGCTAAAGAAGGTGGTTATTGTGAGCCGGTCACGTTCGTTTATGAAGAAGAGGCAGTAAAGCCCACGCTAGACACTAGCGATATCGACACGCTGCGCCCGCCTGGTTTTGTTGGTGAGCTTACACAGTGGATCAACAACCAATGCTTATATCCACGCGAAAACCTAGCTGTTGCGGCGGCATTGTGCGCGGTTTCGTCACTTGCTGGCATGAGGCATATAGACGAACTAGACGATATGAGCGCTAACATCATAGCGTTTTGTGTAGCTGGATCTGGTACGGGTAAAGAGGCGGTGCAGCAAGCCTATCTTAAAATATTAAAAGCGGCTGGCGTTCAAGGCGCTGTTCATGGCGCGTTTAAATCTGAGCAAGAACTAATGCGCAACCTAGTAAGGCACCAAGCTGCATTTTATAGCGTAGATGAAATGGGAATTGTTTTGCGCAAGTTGGAGAACGCCAGCAAAAAAGGCGGCGCTAGTTATTTGGAGGGTATTATCGGCCAGGTGATGAGTGTTTATTCAAAAGCCAATGGATATCTACCTTTAAGCGGCGACCTTAAAGAAGAGATAAAAACAATTATGTTGCGAGACCTAGCAAAGATTGACCGAGACATAAACGACCTGCCAAGTGATAGCAGCTCAGACGCAAAGAAAAGCCGCTTAGAGAAGAAGCAAAAGCAGGTTATCGATTCTATTGCTAAGATTAATGACGGCCTAGACTCGCCATATTTGACCATTTTAGGGTACACAACGCCGGTCACGTTCGAGGAGCTAATGGGTTTTGAGCAAGCAACAAATGGATTTATGGCGCGCGCTATGATTTTCACGGATCTTGAAACCAACCCAAAGCGAAAGAAGGGCTTTATTAAAGAGTGCATGAGCGAAAAGCTAGAAAGCCAGATCAGCAATTTATACGCGCCAGGTAAGTTTGATATGCTCGACAATGAGCAACGAATAGAGTTTACAGGATCGAAAAGCGTAGTTCCTACCACTGACGAAGGCCAGGCGCTTTTAAATGAGGTTTATGAGAGTTTTCACGAATTGGCAGAAGAGCATAAAAGCAAGACAGGAATGGAAGCTATACCAAGGCGCGGCTATGAAATAGCGTCAAAGATTAGTCTTATTTTAGCATTACCAAGTGGTGTGAGAACGTCTGAACATATCCGATGGGCTTACAAGATAGCCAAGGGTGACACCGAAAGAAAACTAAAATTAGCTTATTCCACCGACAATATAGAAAGCGCTGACGGAATGGCGGCGCGTGTTTTGTCTGTTATTTCTAGTGAGCATGGCGAGACTTTGGGGGTTATATGTAATAAATTGCATAGATCTCCAAAAGAGCAAGTTATCGCTTTGCTTACTCAGATGGAAGAAAAGAAGCTTATCAAACTAGAAGAATATAAAAACTCTAAAGGTAGACTTGTCAAAAAATACTTTAGTGTGGCATAGTTAAGAAACCTAGTAACGGCGCGGGTTTCAGAGCTTATACTTACACACTTACACACACTTACACGGGCTTTGTGTAAGTGAAAACCCAGTAATACCAAGGGCTGCGGCCATACTTACACACTTACACGAACCTCTTAAGAGACACTAAATAATAAGTGTATCTAAGGGGTTTTTTTGTGTCTCTAGTATAAGTGTATAAGTGTATAAGTATAAAAGTATATAAGAGAGAGATATATAAAAGAGTAATAATAACAACTACTTAGAATGCGAATGATTCTCATTCAAGAAATTTACACTTACACCAAAGCGTGTAAGTGTGTGTAAGTGTAAAATAAGTATAAAAATGTTTTTCTGAAGAGTCTTGCTATCACATAAACTAAGTAGTAGTATTACCACACTTGCTAAACAAAGAGGGCACCATGAACAAACCAAACAAACCAAACAAATCAAAAAAGTACCTGGACGGATTAGAAGGCAAAGGTTTGGTCAAGACCTGTATCATTATTCCAAAAGACAAAGTGACTGAGTTTCACGACATCGCCGCAGAGATGCGTATTGAACATTTGAGAAAGGAGAGGAAGGTGTGAATAAGCAACTCGTTATGTACTACACCGGGCCGAATAGTCATGTGGTGCTAGAAACGTACTTTCCAGGCACGCTGATACGCGCCCTTGAAAAGATCGGCTTCGAGGCGTATGTCACGCCGTTTTAAATT